TTTTGGCAGTGACCCGCTACCTATACGGGCCACAGACAGTGTAAACACTGCACAGAATCTTGGAGATTTTGCTCCGTTATTCAAATCAATACCTTTAGCAGCAACACATGGCGGTAATACTCGAGTTCAATCTACGTTTTATAAATTAACGTTACTTCGTCCAAGAAGCATTATTATTACCCAGAATTACAGCACCACGTCATACGAACAAAATACAAACCGCAACACAGTTCTTTCCGTTTATAGAGTTGAGGACGGCACGCACAGACGGGAACTGCCCATCAACTCCGATGGCTACGTTTATTCTGAAACCGGTCTAAGCTACAGCGATTCTGGTGGTGATGACAGCAGCTTCAGCTATGGCTCAGATTACCCCAAAACTGCATTAGATGCGGGCGATTACATTGTTTTAATTACGAACGACATCCGTTACCTAGAAACAAATTACTCATTAACGCTCACCATTGCCGATCTTGATTGGCGTTACGACAACGAACCAGCTCAAGACTTTGGTGATTTCGGTACCACCGTCACCACTGCATCCCAGTACAGAACTTGGGAAACAGGAGAAATTGCTGGTGCTGGGTGGGATACTGACCGTTGGTACGATGTTCACACGTTAGACCCCGTTACATCCGACGTTGATTTTGGTTTCATTATTGAGCCAAAGGTTACCACACGTACCAGCGGATTGGGTTATACGCGTGCAGGGGTTTCCCCTTAACCGGATATCTGCTAACCTAACGAAAGTTAATTAGCAGGATTATGAAAGTTGTCACCCTCCAGCAACTGGAAGAAAACTTTGAATCAATCCTGGATGACGTAGCAGACAACAAAGAACATTACAGGATCCAGCATGAAGGTGGTGATGTCATGCTGATTCCTATTGAGAGCTATGACGTTCTCAAGGATGTGTACACCGATTGGGTGGAAGAACCGCAAAATACTCCACCAGTAGAGGGATTTGATCCCCAGCAGCTACCTGTGGTGGAGTACGTTGCAGAGACAGAATCTAAAAAAGATTAAGCGTTTCTGGTTGTGTTGTATCCAGGCATCCCCTCAGGGATTGTCGATTTAGCCCATGAAGGCGTCTTCATCTGTTCTTCATCGTATGCAAGAGGCGGTGCCTGGGTCGATTTTGCTAGCGCATCAGCGTAATCTTTTTGCGCTTGAGAGTAAGCCACTTGGCTTGCTTCCCTTGCCGGTGCGTACTGATCGGTAACACCTGAGTTAGCGCGGGTGTATTTATCTCCGGTTGGGAGGCTAGAGAGGTAAGTACCTGCAGCCTTCATACGAGTTTCCGCCTGACGGGCACCGATCTGCCCTGGAGTACCCGATTGAGCGTAAAGCTGTTGTTGGGCTGTATTGGTTTGTTGTTGAAGACGCCCCAAGTAGTCACCGGTCATCTGGTAAGACTCCAGTGGCTGAACCGATTGATACACTGTCGGGGGCGGAGGAGTGATAACCGTTGGCTTTGGTGACCCCATTTTGACTACTACTTCAACTGTACTGTTACACTGATTTTACTCGTGACAAACCCATAGAGATGTTGGACGCCAACGACGCCAAGGGGGCCGAGGATGACGACCAGCAAAAGTTCCGCGACTGTAATTGGCCTTCTCATGTTGATGCGTGTACTGATATGGATGAGTTTAGCGAACTTTTGTCCAAAGTGTCCACTGATGTGCTTTGGAAAGTTTTAATGACCTCCCAACAACGGATGATGGCTAAAGCTTTATGGGAGGCTTGTAACTATGGAGGACGCCCAAAACCCGGTGATTTAAAACACATGGAGAAGAAACGTGAATACGCTGAGTGGGTTTTAAGAATTGATCATCGCCAGCAATGGAATAAAGCTCAAAAAACCGTTAAGCTGTAGCAAAGATAAATGTTGTCATCAATGGAAGCAGAGGAGTGGTTGGACGAACCCTTGGAAGAGGAAGAAGAGGTATCTTTTGTTGCGCCACCTAAACCCCGGCAGTATTTGAGCTATCGGTTCAACGGTCTCACTGTCGAAGAAGTAACAGTGGAGAATTATGAAGAAATGTTGAAGGCTTCTTTGGCGGAACAAGTGAGTATGTTTATACCACCTTCTGGCAGCTTTAAGACGCCAGACCTTCGACGCTACCTGGAGTTGCTAAGAACGTACGAGACTAGTACAAATGATCTAATTCTTGGCTTTTCCCTGGCGGATCAAATCAGGATTACGTTCAGTGACATGAAGCCTGCCACAATCTGCGAGAAATTTCCAGACATTGATTTGGTCACCAAACGGCGCTATCGTTGCGTAGCCGAGTACCTTATACGGCAAGGCGAACTTGCCAAAGTTAAAGATGAAAGCGGTAAGCTAGTTAAGAAAATAGGAAACATGGGTAAGGCTGTGGTCATCTACGAGCCATTAGCCAAGATCCGCCAAACCCTCCAACGCTCCGGACTTACCGAATTTATTAAAAATGACCAGCCGACGCAAGGAACTACTCTCAAGACTGAACCTATCGAATCCAACTGAAGAAGAAAAGATCCTCACTCAGCTCACAATTGAACGGATCTGCGCTGACATGTGCGATTTCTTTGAGAGTTTCTACGCTCAAGAAGGACCAGGTGCCATGGTGTATCTCCCCAAGGCAGAGAAAGAAGAGGACAGCATGTTTTATTTGACGGTTCCTCACATGATTAACGCCTTGGATGACTTTAAGCGGCAAGAAATGGAGGGCCCGGCAGAGGTAATGCAAAAAGCTATCGCCAGGGGAGAAGCCCTAAACCCCCTCAAGGAGGCCCTTTTCATCATTCAAGATGAGAAAGAAATGTCCCTGGTGCACTACAAACGCGAACAACCGACAGGAGGACTGGGGGAGTTTGTTGTTACGTGAGCCGGAGACCTTGGTTACCTAAACGTGAATTTTTATCTCGGATCGGCAACGTTGTCGACGATTGGCTAACCCCAGTCGAATACTTACCATACATTGACGCCCTTCTAGGGGACATAGATTTAGATCCCTGTTCAACCCACCTGGCCAACGATCAATTTCTAAGAGCAAAACAAATCTATACGCTCAAAGAAGATGGCCTGAACATCGAAATCCCTTGGACTGGCACAACTTATTTATTTCCGCCAACTTACGGTAGGTGTTCCTTCAATAAAGAACGTGGCACCTGGAGGTGGGGCCTAAGGGGTGGTGGCCCTTTATGCAAAGCTCCGTCTGCCATTTGGTTTGGTAGGTTAGAAAGAGAATGGAAGATGAGAAATATAAGAGAAGCGTTGTTTTTTAGCACAAACCATGAAACGATGCGGACTAACCTTTCAATTTGGAATTACCCGGTTTGTATACCAGAAAAAAGGTGTAATTTAATACACGGTAAAACGTTGACCACTATTGCTGGACCGTTTACTTGGGGATATTTTGTTTACCTCCCCCGCGCTGAACTAGGATTTAACCAAGCCGACAAATTTATTGAGATCTTCTCCCACCTTGGGAAAGTAATCTACTGATTGATGCGGTTAATGCGGCGCTGTGTCGGGCTGCGTGGGGCACCGTAAGCGTTCTTAAAGGAGTAGGTGGCATCACCAGGTCCCGAGACAACGAAGCGGTCGTCCTCTTTCCGTTCTTGCTCCAGGGGGGAGCGCTGAGCAAGCCTACGTTGGGCTACAGCTCTTGCTGCGGCTCTCTTGCCCTGCTCGTTATCTATAGCCCTTTAAGCACCACGGTAGCGGTTGTCAACGTCGTAATCAGTGCTACTCTGGTGGTTCATGGAATCATTCTGACAGCAGCAAACCCATGGAAGATCTGGTTAATAGCCCGTCACACTATGCATCTGGCGCAGTGGAATGTATTGAAGCCATTGAAGCGTCTCTAACTAATGAAGCTTTTCGTGGTTACCTGAAAGGTAACATCCAAAAGTACCTTTGGCGTTACGAAGATAAGCACGATTCTTTACAAGATTTACAAAAAGCAGCATGGTACTTGAGGCGTTTAATTGTTTTTTATGAACGTTATGGATCCTGATAAAATTCTTCACGAATACTGTCCAGAACTTCAGTTACTGGACATGTTGGACTGGTTGCAATGTACTATAGGTTTCGAGGCGAACCCAATCCCCCCTGTTCTTGATTCCAATAACGAAAAAAGCGACGAATAGTTTCTCCAGTGGGGTCCCACTCCACAACTTTTCGTTCTAGATACTCGATTGCTTTGATTTGATTGGGTGTGCCCATATAACTTTCGCCGATATTGAGCAGGCAGTGCTTCAGAAGACACTTGTGTTCAGTAAATAGCGGAACCTGATCATCTGGTGCCAAGTAAGTATTAAGTTCAACACGTCGGCGTTCTTTTAAAAATTGACTGGCGCCACGGTACACGGGATTGATGAACGGACTCCACTCTTTAATGATGGCGTTCTTACTTGCGCGTTTGTTAATTAACTTCAAAAGTTGACATTCTTTGAAATTAGCCAGACCAACACTATGTGCGTAACTCAGAAGTGCGGCACGTTTTTTAGGTGCGGTCGGCATGACAACGTAGTGTTGAACTTTATCTGCAAACTCTTCTAAATCCTTGATCAACTGTTCAATTATTTCTTTTTCTGTTGCCCTGGTAAACATTCCAATCCAAGATTTGCCTAGACGCTTGCTGCCATAACCGATGCGCCACTCACCGTGTTCAGTTTTGTACGCAGCAAAACGGCCAAAACCGCAGTCGGTCCTGGCCGGAGTGTAAAGTTTTATGAGCTTAACGGCTGTGTCGTTAAGAAAAAGGTTGTTGTATTCCTTAGGGGACAACCACTGTGCCAACGTACGACGCTTCAGTATAGTCGTCAAAATTCAGAAGCACAACATAATTCTTTGATGCGTCAGAGACGGTCACAGCGATGGCACCTTTACCCTTGCCTGCCTTGGCAACATTAAAGAACTTTTGATATCCCGTGGGGGCGGAACCAGTGTTGTACGCATCTTCCTGGAAAATTTCCAAGTCAATCAGTGCGGCGCTTTTATTAATTGTAACGATGATGTCGCCAGTGGAAGCGGGATTTACGCGGAACCCACGGGTAAGATCGCCTACGTTACCTGCAGTGGTTGGACCCAGGTAAGTGATTTCAGTACCGGCGCTGACCTGAAGATTGTTCAGGGTGCCTTTAATAGTACGAGTGACGGCCATGGGTATTAAGAGAGTTGATTGGCGGTGAGGTAATTAAAGTTGATTTCAGCATCAATACCGTGTTCCTTCAAGATATTGAAGAACAACTGACGATCCATCATTTTCTGATGAAGCATGTCAATGAACGCTTCTTCTAACTCGTCTCGATCCAGGTCTTTGATTGCAAAAGCCGCTGCATGAACAGCAAACTCCTGATCAACTGACAGGTTTAGAGCATTGGCGTCCATTAAATCGCCCAATCTATGACGTAATTCTAACAGCCGTGATTAAAAAAAGCGACTAGCTCTAGCAAACCGGATCGCGGAGGGGGACGTACCGCTGATCCACAGTGAAGCTGGGTGGGTCGCCAGGGAGATCAAGAGCCCCTTGTTCCAAGACAGGTAGCCTTTCGGATATATACGTTTTTAAATACTGACTTGTGGCTGGGGTGGCGGTCATTTGGTGTCCGGTCAAGCTTTAAGGAGTGTGCGCTAACTTTGTAGGCAAGAAAAAAGGTAAACCCAAAAATAAATATTAAAGGTTCCACTTGCCACAGGTTCTTTCAACTACTATATTTTATCTAAACCAAAAACCAAACATGGATCCAACTGCAATTGCTTATGAGCTGATGAAGGCTGGCGTGAGCGGGGTCAGCAAGGTTCAAACTTTGAGTTACATTAAAAACACATACAACTTAACGGGTCAGCAATT